AAATCAGGCGGCAAAGTTCCAAAATCATCCGAAGGATCTGGTATTTGAGGCGGAGGCGGCTCAACTGGCGGCAGTGGAAACAACCAGTCATCGATTGGCGGCATTGGGCGCGGCTTTGGTTGCGGCAACCAGTCATCGATTGGCGGCATTGGGCGCGGCATTGGGCGCGGCTTTGGGCGCGGCATTGGCTCCGGCATTGGCTCCGGCAGCAGAATCCCTATGTCGCGGATTGGCTTCGTTGGCGGAGGAGGTGCTAGGTGATCGCGTAGCGGTATTGGCGTTGGCGCCTCTGGTTGGTAACCGGACGGTAACGGACCTTGATCTGTGCGCTTCATATCATCAAATTCTTCTAAAGGCACGCCATCGCGTAAAAAACTGCCGATAATTCCACCACCCGGAGACACATCGGGACTACCACCTATTTCTTCAATCTGTTGGAGAGGAGATCCACGGGAAGCGTTTTCTGCTAAATAACTCCTTGCATCTGCAACAGTCGCTGCAATACCTTCTTCGCTAAAATCTATGTTAGGGTTGGCCCTTCTGCGATAATCCCCTAAAGCATTACCGTAGGCGGTGAATGCTTTTGCTGCAGCCACCTTTTCATCGCTCATGGGCATAGCTTTCATTTCTTCATACGAAACAGCTGGCGGCTGTGGCTTTTGGAGAGGAGATCCGTTAGCTGCGATCATTTCCCTTGCAGAAGCTATTTGCGCCCTGAGAGCAGCAACGTTTGCCTGATCCTGCGCTAGCTGGGTCTGAGCGCTGTTACCAGCACCTGATCGATATGCTCTGACAATATCATCTGCGGCAGTAAAATCAAACTCTCTGGCCATCTATCAGTATTCCTTAACGAGCTCAAGAATAACCGTGTAAGTGTCAGTGCTGCTGGCGCCAATTGTGGTAAATAGAATGTCGCCGGTTTTACCAGAGCCCGCATTGTTGGGTATTCCCGTGAAATCGGAATAATCATGATAACCAGCGCTGTCTTCCGACAGGCCAATCACCAGCACATTAGCAGTGGCGTCAAATAGCAGTTGAACGCCCATACCAACACATTGCCACCATATCTTGGCGACAGTAACGCCGGTACATGCTGTGCCTGAAGAATTTGACGCTAAGGCCGAAACATCGACCTTAACGACCGCTGATTCTCCGGTACCATCAGAAATATTAGTAAATTTAAGGACAGCCTTTCTTTGGCCATCCTGAATGGTTTGCGATGTTACTGCGTCTGCCATGATTCATCTCCTTAGTTAACCGGATTAAGCGTCAGCAAAAGGAGTGACTAAAGTACCTGAACCGAGCAGTTGCCCTTCAACATGATACTTGGCACTGGCGATGGCGGTAATGCGAATAATACTTCCAGCTAAACCACCTTTAGTAGTCCCGTTCTGGGTGATCACATCATTGGCCGCGGCAGATATAAAGCTTTTTCCAGCCGCACTGTCATCTATGCCGGTGTATGAACCACCAACAAATTTATCAGTACCGTCTGTCTTAATGTCCATGTCAGTAGCGGCGGTAACGACTATGAAAGTAAACTGAGCACCTAAGTTTGCCAGTTGACCCGGATCACCTTTATCAGTGGGTTCTGTAACAACAATGCTAGGTAATGTAAATACGCCATCGGCATCATTACAAAGAAGCGGTCGTCCTGCATGGGCAGCCACAGTAATTGTCGTATTAGCTGTTAGGCTAACAACACCACTGTATCCTGCATTGATAAGACCGGCAAGCGATCTAATTGGACCAGCGAAAGTAGTCTGAGCCATTGGGTTTCCTCCTTACGAAAGGTTTCGCCCCAGAGTCTTCGTAAGCGTCCGCTGAGCCGGTCGCTGGGGCTGATTAATCTCAGTCATTTTATTCTAGGCTAATCGGCGAACAAAAAAAAGGGGCCGCAGCCCCTTTATTTTTGTAGATACCTTTCCAATCAGTACAACCGATTTACTGGAAAGTTAGTGTCTACTATCGCTAAGCGCCTTGTGAGCCGTACAATCCTCTCCAATCACTCCATCCAAAACTATAACGCTCGCGAGCTTTATAGCGAATGTTGCCAGTGGTGAAGTCAGGCTCCATGCTAGTTTCCATCGAAGTTCGTTGGAACATCTTCAAACCTTCGCCTTGCTCTGTGACCGAAGTCAACAGGAACCAAGCATCTGGGTCTGTCATGTAGTGGTTAACCGTATAACCGCCGGGCAAGACACCAGTATTGCGGATAGCGTTAATATCGTTGTCTGCCGTTCCAACTCTCTTGTCAGAGTTTAGGATACGGTCGGCAACAAATACCAACTGAGGCGGAATAATCATCTTGTCCGCTTGGACACTGATGGTTAAACCTCTGTCATCCGTAAATGTGCTGATATCAATGAGAGAGTCTTCAAGCGAAGTCTCATTCAAATCTGCCATGGTAGTAGCTCGGTTAGCTGCCGTTCCGCCGCCTGCCAGTGGGTGAGCGGTGTTTATTAAAGACACCCCATCGCCACCAGTGTAGCTGCTGGAAAAAGCATTATTAAGAACGTCAGCGCCTTTCACCTCTTTGGTGTTTGACATTGAACGTGCTAATGCTTTGACATACCGCTTGCCTAAACTATCATAAAGATTATCTTCGACCGCCTCGTCGGTAAGGGCGAAGGCGAGCGCGATTGTCTCATGCGTATATCTTGCTGTGTAAGACTCAGAAGCGTTGTCGAAAACAACCCCCTGACCCTCTGTTTTTGTTGGTGCTGAACCAAAACCGGTAATCAGAACCTCTTCCTCGAATGCACGCTGAGAATCTTCTATTGCGTAGATCTCCTCGTATTCTCGGTCATAACTGTCGTAGCTCATGCCGAAGAGGCTGTTCAAACCGGGCTCAAGCTCTTTAGCGAGCTGTGCGCGTGAAATTGCCATGTTAGCCTCCTATGCTAAGCCAGCGCCTTTGACGCCCATGATATGGTTTTGTATTACCACCATCACGTTCGTATTAGCGGTTGCGACATCGTCGTTATCCGGGTCTTGCGAGATGTCTATTGCTTTTAAAGGCAACGTCGTGGCGGTTGCGCCAGTCGTAACATCAAGCTCCATATTCGAGCGTCCAGAATAAGTATCACCAGTAGTGCTTTGATCGACAACGTCAAAATTGCCAAACAAATCCGCGACTGGATAAGTATCGTCTGCTTGAATTTCAAAAACCACATCAGGATCATCAATTATAAAGGCGATGATGTCTGAAGCGACAATTGATCCGGGGTAATAGTTCTTGTAGACCTGTCCACCTGTTGTGGGGTCCGTGTACTGACACCCGTTGAACACACCAACGAGAGGAACAGTGCTGGAGGCTGCTGCGCGTGATACTGTGCCGCCTGTCAGTTGCTTCACCAAGTCACCTTGGAAAATAGCACCTGACTGATTGCTTGCTACACGATAACGCGATTGACCACCAGAATACGGAGCACCACCCATCATGCGGGAAGGGCTTAAACCGAATGCGGCGTCTTTATTCGCCATATCCTATCTCCTTATCTTCTGCCAAAAGTTACTGAAGTTTCTCGTTTCGGATCATATTTAACATAACGGCCATCGGCATTTGATTCATTGAACATAGTATTGTCCAAAGCATCTTTTGCTTCTCGAGCTTTACCTTCATAGTAGGTATTTCGCTCATCAACCGTTTCATTCGGTATTATCGCCAACAAGAGTCCTTCATTATATATGACGCCAGCGTGTCGTCCGCCATCCATGGTGGGTAACTGCCATTCTGGGGGAAGGTCAGAACCCTTTACAAGTTCCCAGCCTTCGCGCAAACGTCTGCTGACATTCGCCCTATCTTCAGTGCCCAACATGCTCTCCCTGATCCACCTGTAAGTAAAACCCGGTGGAGGCGGGGGAGTTTCCAGCTTCCGAACTGGTCGCCACGGTTTTCTTCGAGCTTGTTTATCGTGCGCTCCGCTTTCACGCGATGAGCGAGCTGCTGCTTTATTCTCTGTCATTTATGACGCCTCCCTTTGAGCAATTTTCTGCTTCTCTATCGCCACCCGTTTAAGCCAAGCTTCCTCGGACATATTGTGCGGCTTTAGACCACGGAGCCTTTCAACCTCTGACTTGTTAAAAGAAACACCTCGCTGCTTGTCTCGTGTTTTTTGCCGACCTGCCCCGGCTGGGGAGGCGGAAGCGACTCTTTGCACGGCGGGCCGCTTCCTGTTTGATTCGACAGATTCTTTATCCGTTTCAAGGTCAGGATATACCTTAAAAACTCTGGAGTCCAGTGCCTCGTAATATTCTTCCGAATCTGGCTCAAAGCCCTCATTGATTAAATTAAAATGCGTAAAGTAGGCAAACTGCGTAGCCTGCAAATTTTCTTCGTTCTCGCCATCGCCATACCAAGAATTTTTTTCATGCCAACCCATCGCTTCTTTAGTAGGTTTAATTTCTTGCTCAACTGGCTGGTTTTGCTGTGGCCTATAATTTTCTTGCTGCGAAGGTTCTTGAGCTTTCTGAGATTCTTGCCTCGACTTAGCTATGCGCAACTTTTCCTTCTGAATCGCAATATCATTTTTCAGACTGTCGGCCTTGCTCATCAAATCCGCATCGCCTGACTGAACCGCTTTCTTGTAAACATCATCAACCTGAGCAGATTTAGAGGATAATGCTTCCTCTTCCTTGACAAGCACTGTCTCAGCCTGAAGCGCAGAATGCTGACGATACATCTCAAGCTCTTGATCTTTTTTCGCCGCGACCTGCTCCAAGTATTGAGCACGTTCTTCAGCTTCTCGAGTTTTCTGGTTTAGCTTATTGATTCTCTTGCTGACTGATTTAGTATAATTTTCCAGTTCATCGTCGGTTTTTACGCTTTCGCCTTCGCTTTCGCCTTCAGGCGGATCTTCAATAATCTGAACCTCAACATCTTCAGTTAAATCTTCTTTAGCTTCACTATTTGAATTTTCTATCATCGGTAGCTCACTATGTCGTCAGGGTCTAAAATTTTACCAATAATCTCGTCATCATTGATAATCCTCACCTCATCACCCTCTTCAAGCTTAAACCGGGCGCCAGCATATCGCCCGATTAAGACCCACTCTTTTTCTTTACACCATGGAACATCGCCATATTTAGCCTTATCATTGAAGCACAGCGGACCCATTTTAATAACATAAGCAACCACAGTCGCTAACGCCTGTTGATCTAGCGTATCTCTTGTTAAATGGATTCCGCCCTTTGTCGTGCCCTTACCCTTGTAGGGCAATACCAATAACCGCCAACCTGATGGCGTCGGCATTCTTTCAATCGCGCTTTTTTCAAGAAGCGTCGGATCAAGCACCCGTTCCGCTTCTGCCACATAAGCAGCTTCCACGCTTGGTTTAATCACGTTTGTCATCTTTAAAGAAATCCTTAATGGTTTGATCAACTAAGTTTAACGCAATTAGCTCTCCTTGCAAACTCTTGTAGTGTTCTATATCTTTGAGCAACCCATCCATCATGATTTCTCTGATCAACTCACGCCGATCCTCGACCATTCTTTTAATCGCAGACGCTAAATCTATATCGTCCATCTAAACCCTTTGATAAAAATCTAAACCTTTAGTGGCGGCGCCAGTTCCTCGCGTTCGCATTTTTTTGACTTTGACTCTTAGCTGACCCTTAGATGCTGAACCACCCTTGTTCATGCCGCTGGCGGTCTTTATAGCAATAGCGACAGCTTGCTTTTGAGGCTTGCCTTCGCTTTTAAGTGTCTTAATATTTTTTGAAACAGTCTTTTGGCTTTTGCCTTTTTGGAGGGGCATCGTTATTTCCTTGCTTTGGATGATTTTTTAGCCTTAGCTTTAGCCTTCTTTGGCGTACCTTTTTTTTCTTTCTTCGCGACAGGCTCAGTTAAAACTTCTAATGGCGGCGAAATCGTAGCCTTGACAGTCGCCGGCTGTGGCACAGGATCCCCCGATATTCTCGCCTGCTTTACGGCAATCCTTACATCACTTACTGCCCGTCTTAATTCTTTTTCTTCTTCAAGTCGCGCAAATTCTTTAACCTCAGCTTCACGCATAAGTTTTTTATGGTCGCGCAAATCTTGCTGCCTCTGTATAAGATAATCTGTTGTCATTTTAAACTCTCCCGAACTTCTGTTGCATCTCCAACAGTTTTAAATTGGCCTGCTGCTCAAGCCTTTCTCGAGCAATATCCAGCTTATCATCTGCAATATTTTTTTGCACACTGATGCGCTGCTTTGCAATTTCATTTTCGAGCAACTTTTCTTGCTCCTTTTGAGCCTGTTTTTCTACAAATTGACCTTGATCAATATCAATCTCTTTATCGCGCAACTCAAGCTCTTGCTGCCTAATCTGAACCAGCGGATCCTCTTCATCTCCCTGACCGATTGAGATTAAGAGTTCCTGCGTCATTTCAGCCATAATCGGCGCAGAAAAACTTTCAACAATCATCTGCGTCTGCGCGGCAACTTGCGGCTGCTGCTCTGGAGGCATCTGCTGCATCTGAGCCTGCATTTGCTGGACCTGCTGCTGAACCTCTGGCGGGATCTGCTGCTGTGCCATTTGGCCAGCGAGGAACTGAAGATGCTGCATCATGTGAGCGATCACCAGAGATTGAAGCTGCGGCGTAGTTTTAATCACCTCAGTCAAAAATAAAGATCGATGAGCGTCAATGTGCGCTTGGTGATTTTGCGGCTCGAACGCTTGTTGCGGCTGCCCGACCATCAACCCAGAGTTTTCAATACCCGCGTCAACCGGCATAGGCGGCTCTGGCTGTGGCGGAGGCTGCAAAAGGCTTTCGATGTTATCAACGCCAAGAGCCGCATACATGCGTCGATAAGCTTCATACATCCCTTGAGGACCATGAATCTCAGGATTTGATTGCACCAAATTCATCAACTCTTGCGCCATCGTTATCCGCTGCGATTGGCTGAAAATATTCGGGTCAGAAACCGGTATTACATCGACCCGGCCGTCAAAGTCAGCCTGCTTGATTTCCTGCGGACCACTACCGGTTTGGTACGGATACGAAGGGGGCAGATATTCAGCAAAAACTCTGGCAAGAATTTGAAATTCAACCCGCTGCGAATAATGCAATCTTTTATGAATCGCCGACATCACCTTAGTGCCACGCTCCAGCAAAGCTACAGTTGTGCCAACTGGCATCGCTTGGTTCATGTCACCCACGTTCATGTCAGCAATCGATGCAAATCTCTTACCTGACTCGACCAACATTCCAAGCAACTGCATCAAAACGCTGCTGGGCTCCTTGACCGGGAGCGGAATTAAATTTTCTCGAAGAGAGCCACCAGTCGTGTCGATATCCCTGAATTCACCCGGTTGTAACGGCTCGTCCTCATCTCTAATCCGCATTCCTCGCGCCTTGAAGCCAGCAGGTAGGTTTGCAATCGTTCCGGCATCAATCAACTGGCGAAGAATCGAGGTTGACGCTTTCGCTAAACCACCGATCATGTGGCTTAACCCAAGCCCATAAAAACCGAGTCCGGGCAGAAACTTATACTGCACGAAGTAGTTAATTTTTTGTTTATTCGGGTCTTGTTCAGCATAATTTCTACGAATCGAAAGCACTTTTTGTGATTGCTCATCGATGGTAACAATGTACGGAAGCTTGAGATCAGTAGGCTTACCGTCCTCACCTAAATCTTCATAACCGGGGAGGTCCAGAATTGTATGAACTTCGTAAACCACCCGATCTCTATTTTCCTGATAGCTCGGGCTTTGGCCTTCAATCTCGTCAATTTCTTCTTGGATGTCATCGTGGCTATAGCTGTAGCCGTCACCTTTCAACTCTATATCTTTATAAAATCCGCTCAATTGTTGTTTACGAATCTCATTTTTCGACATCGTAATAACATGCGTCACGCGCTCTGCGGAAAAAATATCAGCGCTTTCATAGGGCACGATAAGATCTTCTGGCGCTATAAATTTACTGGCGGCACGGTTTAAAGCGTTATCAAAATAGACTTTTTTGAACGCAGAACCAGCCAAGGGCAAATAAAACAGCAGCATATCGAGTTCAGGATCATATTCTTTCATCACGTTCATGATGTAAAAATTCATAAAATCTTGGATTCGCTCGGCCTGCATCTCAACTTCAATGCCTCGATTTCCCATTATTTCAGTCTTAACCGGGCCTTTTGCTGGCAATAATTCTTTATAAGCCTGAGCCTGAAATTGGGTAACAGCTTCAGCGAGGATAGGGTGAATAACGCCAGAAGAGCCCTCAAACGGCTGTGATCTGGTTTCGTCGAACTTCATCCCGAGGTACTTCAACCCGTCAACGTAGGTCTTTTCCCATTCCGAGCGACTTTCTTTATCAGCTCTGATGGATGCAAGAACATCACCAGCCAAGGTACGAAGGTCGCTCTCTTCTAATATTTCCGCAAGATTTGCGTCAAACGGGAAAGACTCTTCTTCAATTTCTGGCGCATCAATTTCTTCGTCAATTAATATTTTTTCTTCGTCAACAAGGATCTTCGCAGCGTTACGAATATCATCTTCTCGACTTGGCTCTGGTGTCACATCAACAGCCCGAGAGAGCGGTAATATATCTGGATCGTCTTCTGTGCCAAGAATTCTTTCAGTCGCCATCAGTAATACACCTGTCTGTTTTTATTTAAAAAGCGAGCCTCTTCAACATAGTCATCTTCAAGCGTTAAAAATCCGCCCTGCCTAAAACGCATCAACGCCATCGTTGACGAGTCACAGTAGTCGTCGTGTTCGCCGAAGGGAAACGAAGCCATCTCCTCGACTACTTCCTCTGCAAAAGTTTCTTCAGGGCACCAAACCATGCCTGACTCGAAAAGCGGCGCAACGGAATTCATCCTCGCTATCTTATCCTGCCCCCGTGACGGCGTATAGGCTGTTACAGGAATGCCCATCCTGCGCAACTCATGCGTCAGTGGCGTGCCGCTCGCCTTTGCCTCAACCAATATGCAATCTGGTTTCCAATACAGATACTCATCATAAGCTATTTTCTTCAATTCTGGAAAGTCTACGCGAGCACGTTTAGCATCAAGCAGGATAATTGCGTCTGGCCCATCGATAAATGGGCGGAAAACTGCCCAAGTCGTGATGGCTGAATAGTCGGCGGTTTCTTTCTTGCTGAAGGCGGTGTCATAAGATTGAATGATGTACGAATAATCTGGAATATCTTCTTTTTCCCATTTGCTCCACCATTCCCGCTTAACGATTGCTCCCTCTTCAGCGGTAGGATTCTGCAACCACTGAGAATTCCACTTAGAAATAGGCAAAGATGCTTTTACGCTCAGAAGCTCAGATTTCTTCCAAAACTCTGGCCATAAAGGCTCTTCTGACTCCGGCATAATGGCTGGGAATTCAACCACCTCCCATTGATCTGCATGGTCATCGCCTTGCTTTTTTAAAACCTTGCCAACCAGATCCTTGGTGCTCCATCGGGTCATAACAATGACGATAATGCCGCCCGGCTGTAACCGCTGCCGAGGACCGGAGGTATACCATTCGTAAGCAGATTCCATGGATGTTGGTGACATCGCATCCTGCTCACTGTGGGGATCATCAATAATCAAGAGATCCGCACCACGGCCAGTGATGGCACCGCCAACGCCCGCATAAAATGATTCGCCACCTTCATTTGTCGTCCAACGACCCGCCGACTTGTTATCTGCCTGCAACTTCACTTTCGGGAAAATTTCTTGATAATCTTCAGAATCAATTAAATTTCGCACGCGGCGCCCAAATCGAACCGCCAGCTCTGCGGTGTGCGTGGTTTGAATTATTTTTAAATCACCACGCAGCCCCATCATCCAAGCTGGTAGGTAGGTAGACGCGAATTCACTTTTTGAATGACGCGGCGGTAAACAGACAATCAACCGCTTGAGCTTGCCCTGAGCGATTTTATTGAATTTTTCAGCAATGATTTTATGATGCCTGCCCTCAATAAAATCGGGCCACATATGCTTAACAAA